GGGTCAATGTAGAGTACCCATATAGCAAATAGAGCAAGTAGATACGATTTACCAAACCCCCTAAAACAAGATAGGAATAAGCGAGGATGTGTTTCATACTGTAAAACCCTACAGAAATCCTTCTGTAACTCAGTAAGAGGGCCGAGTTGCAATGTAGTCCTAAAGATTACATCAGCAAAGAACACAAAGTCTTCGCGCATCTTTTGTTTTAGCTCTTCTAATTCCATTATTTCGTATGGCGCTTTTGCCCTTCACTTACGCTATATTCAAAGTTGATAAGGTTAAAGGGCACAAAGGTATTATTTGATAAGTAAACTCGACAATCTCTATTTCTACCTTGAACTAGACATTGAGCAAAGTCTGTTGGGTTGTTATACTCTCCCAGATTTTGAATATTGAGAACATTGGAAGTATACTGTTTTGCGTAAGTCCTTCCATTATCATGCACTGAACTCATATCAAAAGTTTGGTAGTTATTTTTATCAAAACTTACCAAGAACTCATCAATAATAATCTCATCATTTACTACAGGACCCTTACCTTGTCTGCTTTGTGGGTAGAATCTTGAGAAGGCGACCTGGGAGTTGAAGGTTCTCCCGAATACCATATTTCTTGCTGTAGTATCCCCTTCTACAACAAAGGTAGTTGATGTTATATCTCTAAAGTTTACTGATTGTTTTGCATCTTCGTCTACTGCTACCCAGCCATCTACTTCTGTTTCAAATGGAATGGTATAAGTAGTTTCATCATTTATGCTGTCATAACTTCCTGTACCTAAAGTACCCGAAGTTAGTTTTACATCTAGATAAGCATCGTCAAAGTTAGGGTCCTTATCAATAGTCAATAACATTCTATGCTTACCTTCATAAAGACCAACAACCTGAAGAACATCATCAACATATTTGACATGCTCTATTTCAATGTCATTTAGTGTATAGCGATGCCAAGCTTCTATGACTCCTTTGGTCTGATCTACCTTTAGTGTGTATGTTATAATTTCTCCTAAATCAGAATCGGTCACAATGGCAACTGAGTCTTGACCGTTGTTTGTTAGTGTCTGTATATTACCCAGTAGTAACCTTGGAGCTTTTTCTGTAACCTCTCTACCCAGATAGTTTCCCTTGAACTCTCTTTCTACAATCTCATGCATCAGGTTTCTGTTTCTTCGCTTCTCAAAGAAATATAATCTGTCACCCAAAGCGAAAGGTCTAATCTGTGTATTAGATCTATAAGCAGTAGCAAGAGTAAAGTTTACCGATTCAGGAGTTAGACTTGGTTCACCAATAAGAGCGAACTGACCTTCCTTGGAGAACACCAGTAGAGTATTCTTGTAGCTTACAGCATTGTATAGCTCTCTGGTAATGTTGTCTGTAGTTTGAACCTCAATCGGAGCAGTATCTAGAACTTCTTGGACAGTAATACGGAAGAAGTTAAAAAACTCACCAAACTCTGATAAGGTTACTGCATCCTTGGATACGAAAGCTAGTCTATTCCTGTGTAGAACTATATCGTTGATTGGATTATCAATAAAGCTGGGTATAGGATTAGTAATATCATCACCAGCTTGTCGCTCTTCATATTTAAATTCTTTATATGTTTTAGCTACAGCATTTACAGCAGGGAAATAACTTGTTCCACCTATATCAATCCCAGTAGCAGTAGTATAAGTAATATAATCTGATACAGGAGTCTCAGAGATACGAATCTTAGTATTTCCGTCTACCTCTTTTACATAGTATTCTCTATCAGGAAGGATACTTGAGGGGAATGTAGCAGATACTTGAGTAGCTTCTAGATCAAGTTGTGTTCCTGATAAGTAGGAAAGCTGAACACGATCACCTTGCACAAAATCATGAGTTGCACCACCACTAAATGTCAACCAACCATTAGCACCATCTGAGAAGAAATTGCTTGTATTATCAAGGCTAGGATCATTATTGACAGAGAAAGCATCTCCATCCATCTTGTTAATCAGGAATGAACCATCTGGCCTCTGGACAATAACATGAGGCATGGTGGCTGTATCAAACTTATATTTTAGACTAAATCCAGCACACTCTTTCCAAGCTCCAATATTGTCTAGAGTAACATCAACTCCTGAATAATCAACAGGAGAATCCCCACCAGTTACATCATAAGAAGTTTCAAGCGAGCTTGTAATAACTGACTTTTCATCAATAAAAGCATCCTTAAGATATCGGACATAGAAATCATCACTTTGATCTGACCTATTACCCAGAACTCTAATGATGGCAGTATCTTCAGGCATCTTTAGGGGAAGATCAAATAGGTTATTTGCTGTCTTCCACATCAAGACTAAACCTTGTCCACCTAACCCATCGTCAACATTGAAGTTATCAAAAGGTGTTCCATCAGTGCTAAAAACCTTTACAACACTACCAATACTCTGAGTAGCTGAAACATCTGTATTGCCCCAATTTAAAAATGCTTGTTTGGGAGCAACGGGAACGGTTGTATCGTTTGGTCCTACTTCTTGATTGATAGTTTTTTTGATGTAAATAGCTAAAGTATCAGTAGTAATATTTAATCTTGTCCACCAACCATCAGCATTTCTTAAGGAGGCTACGTCTCCAGCATCTTTAGCTGTAGTTACGATTCCGTAATAAGGATCTCCGCTAAGACTTAACCACCACTTGAAAGGAGTCCAAGCAAACTGTGCTTGTTTAACAAAAATATAACCAACATCGCCTCTGGCAGGATCTGTTAGCTCAGAGGACATTCTTGTAGTTACATCCCTTCTATTGACAACTACACCATCACCAATAGTTACTGTATTGAATACATCTCTTGGATTAGCTATGCCTCCTCCAGTACCCGAAAAGTAATTTGATGCGTCTAGAGATCCATACTTGATAGAACGCTCTACTCCACTATTATCATAAATCTTAACAGCAGAACCATCGAATACCATGAAGTAATGCTCGTCCTCTGACTTGATAAAGGTATGAACATAAGCATTGTTAGCATTAACATCCATGTTAAGAGCAGAAACATAAACTGATCCATTCCTTTTATACAAGCCATCTTCTAGGCTTACATCACAATTTACTACATCCTCAAACTCATTAATTTCTCTGAGTCTTTCAGACTTTTGGCTGATGCCACCATATAAGTTAGGAATAGTAACTGGTTGAATTGCCATTAATTATCTCCTAGATTTGCGACTTGTGCTACGAGGATTGTACCAAACTCTACGAACATCAGAGTTGTTTAGCAGGTTATAATCACCTTGATCATATTCCCAGCGTTTCCACATATCGTAATACATCTTCTCTTCACCAGCAAGAACTTGTAGATTAGCTGATGGACCAAACAGCTTGAAGTAAAGTTTTCTAGCTGTAGAAGCAATAACATACCTTACAGTCTGCTCAGGTAAATCAGAGAACTCTAGATAATAAACAACTTCAAACTCCGTAGGTTTACTCCATACAAAAGTCTTTTCTGTAAGATTATAAACTCTATCGCCTTTTATTACAACCTGATCATACGGGTTTGTAAGTAGTTGAACATTATAAATATCATCTGAAACATAAATAAAACCATTAGAATCTGGAGTTAGAGTAACCTTTTCATAGGTATTATAAAAATGAGTTTCAGATGCGATGTGCCTTAAAACCTCATCAAGAGTTTGTTCAGCAGAAATAACATCTTGACGAACTGGATCATCAAGGCTTGCTACTGTATTTATGCCCACCATACTAAGGGCTTCATTGATTGCATCTATTCTTGTTGTTCGTGACATAGGGTTATCCTCAACTATAAAATTCCTAACAAAAGGACCAGCCCCCGAAAGGACTGGTCCCCAGCGAAGTTACACGAAAGGCGTATTGCCTCAACGCAGGTTCTTAGGCAGTTGTTAGCTTTACAGCAGCATCAGTACGCAGGGGTGCGATACCACAAGCCATCTTAGCAACGAACAGGTTTCCTTGGTTCTGAATCATGTACTCAGACTCAACCTGGAGGTCTTTTAGCTTTACCATACCAGCGGCGCTCTTGTGAGCAACAACACCAACAACATTGGTAAGGTCAACTTCAAGGTCAGTAGCATTTCTAACACCAATCTCAGTAGTAGTGAAATCAATACCGAATCCACCATTGTTGGTGACGATGACTGGAACACCAGCAACCATCAGGACTCGACCCTCAGCGAAGTCTCCGTTACCCATGCTGTAATCACGGCTGAGAAGAGCAGCGTAGCTATCACCACCAATACCACCCGCAGCACGAAGCAGGAGGTAGTACATGGATGGGGGAAGAACGCAGAAACGCTCATCAGAGGGAACATCGTACTCATCTAGAAGCTGGGCAGCAGTAATAATACCAGAAGCACAGGAATCAGCCTGAGTATTGATGTTGCCATCAGTAACTTTCTGACCACCACGAAGAGCACCAGTTTGAGAAGCGCCAGCGGCAGCAACAAGAGCACGAACAGCCATGTTATCAGTACGACGAGCAATAGCCTTACCTAGCTCAGAAGTGTAGGTACTACGAAGATCGTAGTGAGCACGAACCTCTTCAAGGTCATCAATGAAAACAGAAGCAATCATGAGATCATCAATGAGGATCTGCTTCTGCTGTGAACCTAGATTAGAGAGGTAGTCGTAGCTCTCAGAGCGGTAAGGAATTGGAAGACCAGCACTACCGTCGAAGCCAGCACTAACATCGACATAAGTAGCAGCGGTGTTAGTGGAGTCTAGAATGTCCTCTCCTGGCTTGTGGTGACGAGCGAAGGCTCTACCGTGAATAGGGAAGCTGCTAGAACGGCCATGTGGGATGGTTCTAGTCATGATTCGAGGGGCAACCTCGATTTGCTTTTCAAATGCGGCGAGAACTTCGCCACCAAATAGACGGAGGAAAAGGCCAACATCAGCGTCGTTGCCCTGCCAGACATCACCGTCGTTGCGTCCAGCTAATGGATAAGAAATATCAGTCATTTTATTATCTCCTTTATTATGACTTTTGGTTATGCCTTAAAGGCATTAAGAAAAAAACGATTTAAAGTAACCACTTTCTTCTGTTACCATAATAAAGGTGTCCCTCGCAAGGGGCTTTACCGCTAACAGACAAAGCGGGGTCTCATAATATAAATTCCTATCTAAAATCTAGTTCTAGATAAGCGTTGCTCAACCTGCTTACGGAAAGCAGGATCTTTCTTGTATTGGGGATCACTCATAGCTTTGATCATCTCAGCTTTTGATTCAAATCCCCCAGTTTCGTTTGAGGTTCCTTTGCTAGGACTAATAAACTTAGCAGTTTGTTTTGGAGCCATTCTAGCCTCAATTGATTGATAAGCCGTTACAATATTATCAATATCTCCAGAATCAATAAGAACATTATATGCTTCTATCTCTTTTTCTGAAAGATTATTAGTTGCCCATTCAACTAGCTCTTTTATATGGGACTCTCCTCCTAGCTTTTCATTAATTTGTAGAACACGCAGCTCCATTTGAGCGCGAACACCCTCAATATACTGAGAAAGATATTCTTCTGGAATTCCAGTTTCTACAAACTTCTTAACAGTTTCTTTTGATAGATTACCACTTTCTTGAAACTCTTGCATACCCTTAGCAAATAGATCCGCACTGATGTTTTCCATAGCGGTTTCTATTTGTTTATCAGTCACCTCAGCTTCTTCTTTGGCTGGTTGGGTCTGTCCTAGTTTTGTTTGTAGCTCTAGGTAAGCTCGTTCTAGCTCCTCTGCTGATTTATATTTACCAGCAAGAAGAGATTCCTCCTGTTCTTGGGGCTTGTCTTCAACTTGGATTTTGTGTTGATCTCTAAACCTATCTTGCTCAGTTTGAACTCTACCCTCTTCTATTGCTTTTTCAGCAGAATCTTCTTGTTTAATGTTTTCATTAGGAGTCATGTAGACTCTCTGAAAATTACCAGTACCTGTGTCTTTTACAAACTCTTCGCTCATATATTATTTCTCCTTAAGTTACATTGGTTGTTGCCCTCTAAAGGCTTGCATCATTTGCTCGGTCATAGCCTGACCAGCAACACCAGCGGTTGCGGCACCAGCACCCTGAACTGTGCTGTCAGCCATTCTCGTCATGAGGTTTTGCTGAGTTCTAGTCATAGCTTCACTAATATCTTGTTCTTGGTTTGGATCGTTTACGAACTTGTCAACCTCAAGACCAATACCTTGTGCTAGTTCACGAACGATAGCTACTGGATTAATTAGATCAAGAGCTTGTGGACCTAATCCAGCAACAACAGATAAAAACTCTTGAATCTGGACTACCTTGCTCTTTCTATCAAGAAGATCTAGTCCAGTTACGATATTAGTTGATACACCTTCGGGAATCTTGGGAATAAGATTTTTTTCCTCAAGGTGTTGTATCATTAGTTGAATAAAAGGCATCTGAAGTGTTTGGCTCAATTGAGAATAGGCACCTCCAAGTGATGCTTCAATTTCATTGATCCTTGCTCTAGCTTCAGTAGCAGTCATATTTCCACCAGGGAAAGTTTCAGTAGCCATCAAGAATGCTTTACCGATTCTTTCTTTTAGGTCTTGAATATGATTAAAAATAATTCCTAAATCAGCTTGTTTTTGAGATTGGACTACAGTAACATCAGTTGCTCTACCAGAGATAACATCACCTGTAGAAGCTTCTGCAAGATCCCTACCTCTTAATGCGCCAGCAGGATCGACAAGGAAAATAAACTTTGAAGCCATAGCTGCTGATTGTGCTACAGCTTCACTAAGTCTTTCAAAAGTATATAGATCTCCTTGGCTCTCTTCTGCAATAGATCGACCATAATCCTCATCATCTAAGATGTTAGTAGTAACTACGAAAATAGGAGGTCTATCAAACTCTTCTTCTACAACCTTTTCTCCTTCAATTTCTTGACATACTGTTACTTTACCGTCTTCTTCATAATACTGTATAGTATACAGATCGTAGTTTTCTCTCTTTCGTTGTTCTGTAGGAATAGAAATATACTCTGCTGCTTCTTCAGCGGTAATAATATCCTTGTAAATTACATACTTTAAACTTCGATCTGGATTGCGCTTGACGACAAACTGGTTTAGTTTAAGAACACGGAAAGAATCGTCTAAGAATGAAAGAACAACTGTGCCACCAACAACTAGCAAACGCAGAGCATTATATAAATTAGAACGAAGTGCTCGTTTATCAATCTCTTTTAGAATAACTTTCTCTACTCTAGACAAAGCCTCATCAACCTCAAACATCAATTCAGGGTCATCGTCTGCCTCGTTTAAGTCACTAGTAAGTCTAAAGAAAGGCTGGTTGGTTGGAAACAGCACATTCAATAGCTGACTAGACAGATGAGAAACAGCTTTAGCCCCTAAACTTTGATAGGGGCTTTCAAAGATTTCTCCAGGTTGAGTATCAGTATCTGGGTAGAGATAAGGTAGCGTAACTTTTGAATTATCTCTAGCTGTCTCTAAATACTTTTCCCTTACTGCTATTCCTTTTTCAAATAGTTGTTGTGCTGTTAGTTCTTTATAACTCATAGTTTTTGTACCTCAATTACACCAGCTTTTTGCATTTTTGATGGTATACTCTTTTGTTTGTACCCACCCCTTTTACGTTTAGTTTGGTGTATATAATCACGAACAGACGATCTACAAGCATCAAACTTTCTTGCTGCCTGTCTTACACTTATGAAAGTTTCAGTAGTACCGTCTACATAACTTACCAGAATAGGATATACATGAGCCATTTTGGCTATGTCTTCCTCGGTTGGTGTGTATGGAGCAGGATGCTCTGCGATTGGATTTAGATTCATACAGTAAGGATGATCGAAATACATATCTAGTAATTTCTGTTCTACTTCATCTCTGTGCTCTTCAGGTACATCTACTAAATGCTTAAACACAAAAGACTCTTCACCATACTTGTTCCAACAGTTTTGCATACGACTGTTTTCGTGGTAGTTACCTCTTAGCCTTTGCTTGTGTTTTCCAAAGCGTCTTTTGATATCAATACTAGAACCAAAATAAAAATGCCCATTCGAGCAGAGAATCATGTAGATAGCACACTTTTTCATACTGCTGGTTTCCCTCCGCTACTAGTCTTTGATTCTTGTTGTGTTGAACTCTTGATACGGAACTGGGAAACACCAGCTTGTCTAAATTGATATTGTCTAGAAACAGGATCAAACTTGCCTTGTGGTTTCATTACATCTTGTTTCTGAGCAATCTCAGGCGGAATCTGGATTACGGGAGGGGGTGGGCTTGGTGTTTCTGGTATTTTAGTTGATCCACACATGATTATTTTATACTAGGATTAAGTGAAGTTGAAATGGTTGCTGGATTTTTAATTCCCATTTTTGGATTGTAATAAACCGCAGCCATAGAGTACAGGTTTGGACTTAATCCTGTGGAGGCTGTCTGTTGTTTATACATTCTTTCGATTTCAGTTTGGTAATATTGTGCGCTTTGAAATTGATCTTCATAAATAGGAGTCTGAGAGACTGCTTCAGTAGTAATATCTTTTTCAACAGCCGTGGGAAGGCCAATCTTAAGCGTTGGTTTTTCTTTTGCTCTATTAGAGCCCGCTGTACCATTTGCTAAACACATAATTTACTAGTAATTTATATTGCTTGGAATGAAGTCATAATTAAACTCTGATATTGTATCTTGATAAATAGGGTCAGAAGAACCTGCTGCATAGTTATAAGCGTTGTTTTTTATCAAGTTTCCAATGGTAGTATACAACCAAAAATCTCCTTCTGGAACACCATATACGACTTCACCTGTTTCTCTATTTATAAGCCGACCAACCTCTACACCCGCTTGTTCAGCCAAGGCGTACATAAGATCTGCGTAAGCATCTGGTGTTAGCTGTAGTCTATCTGGTAATCCCAATTCGCTTCTGAAAGCCATAGTATCTTCATCTTTTCGTAGTCTTTCAGCAAGCTTAAATCGGAATTCTAAGGTTTGTGGATCAAATCTTCTATTCGATCTATCAATAAGCTGCTCAGAAACCTCAGCAACGTCTTCGGCTTTTTTATCTGCGTCTGTTTTTGGAGCTTCATCTGTGACTGGTGCTAGTTTTACTTTGATCTTGCTTTCACCAACAGTACGAGATTCCATAGCATTACCTTCAGCAACCCTAGAATCCAGGCGTTGCCGATTATCTCTTTTTGCTTGAGCTACATTCTCTCCTGCTGAACCACCTGGAAGACACATAATAAAACCTCCTAATTCACTTATAAAATTCCATATTAGATTTTCTTTCTCAATCTGTATAGATAATCAAGTCTCTTCTGATCTTTTTCTGTTAAGTAACCTTGAGTATCTGACATATAGGTAAGAATCTTTATTTCTTGAGATATCTCTGGTCTCTGTGTTTTTAGCTTGTGATTGTAAAATGCTGTTTTTAATATCGAAGTTCTTTGATAAAGTTCATCTAAATCGCCATCTGTAATCTTAAATCTGTCTATTTTTCGTCCAATTTCAAGTAATAATTTATTTAAAGCATCTTCTTCATCATGACTAGGATCAGTTAAATTAAAATAAACTCTAAGTGCTTTATCTAAGTCAATCCAGAAGTTATTATTATTATGCTCTTTTTTGAGTCTGGATAAGCAGTTTCTTAGTGGTAGTAAATGTTTTTGAATTTTCCTCATATATTATGTAGGTTGGTAGGAACTTTATTAGTGGAAAATAAATTAAGTTTTTTTTGTTAGTTTAGTTTGTAGCTATACTATCTATTATATGGAGAGAGTGTTCCTCGCTCTCACACACAGTTCAACTACTCTAGATCATGCCAGGGCTCGCGGTCAGTAGCCATCAATCCAAGAAGAGTAGTGTTTGAAAGGATGAATACGGGAAGCATGGTCAACTGAGGAATGGAAGTAAAACTTTTTGCTGGAGAGCGATTGCCCGACACTTCAGCACATCGTTGATGAGGTACAATAGTTAGTGACCTGAGTGTTCTTCCAGCACTCGAAATGCTGTAATAACTATTTTATGCCAGGGGGGGGTTTAGAGTTCTATCCAAACTTGATCCTGAACCGTGAAGCGCCGCCCCCAAAGGGCGAGCGCGAACGCATGAAAGAAATGAAAGAAATAAGAAAGAGATGAGAAGAAGCTGAAAGGAGGGGGTATAATGTACTATGAGAAACCGAACATTATCCAAGGAGCAACTAGCTTTTTTTGTAGCAACAAGTATAGGCAAGTCTTATCATGAGCTTATAAAGAACAAGTATAAGGAAAATAGTGAGCTATTATTTAAGAATGTAGATAAGGTTCTGGAGACATACCCAGAGTATAAGGCAAGAATCCTAACTACAATCTCTTGGTATGCTCAAGCAATTATTGAAGGATAATAACTTACATCCAGCCTCGTATAAACGAGTTATTGTAATTGAATTCCTTTGCCAGCGACCCTTTGGGTGGGTCGCTGGTAATTTTGTATAAAAAATCTTATAAAATAACCTTTTTTTATCTCCAGCTATACTATATAACTATATGAGCAAGAAACAATTGGCTTACTTTCTTATGACTATCTATAAGAAGTACGCAGACGTTAACCTAAAAAACCAGCATAATCTCTGGGATGACCTTTTAAGGTTGTCCGAAGAAGACCTAGAAAGTAAGATAGAGGAAGATTTGTTCCTGATCATCGAGGAATTTCCTGATATGAAGGAAAAGCTTTTAACTCACTTTCATATTGACCAAGAGGAGGTAGAATAATGCCCCAATATGACTACAAATGTATGGTCTGTAACTGCGAGTTTACCGTAGAGTGTCCTATCTCAGAACATAAATCAGTAAGAAACTGTGGAGAGTGCTATACCCAGGATGGTGCTAAACAAGTATTCAAATCCGATACAATGCCTAATGTGAAAATATGGGACAATCCTATTCTAAAAAATATCTCTTATGACTAAAAAGAAACAAACACAATTCTTCCAGCCCGAAATCCCTGATTTCAATATCGACCTGGATTTAGTAGAGCATCTAGAAAAAACATTTACTAATACACTACCTCACTATCCATATGAAAGTGAAGTAGATTACGCTTTAAAGATAGGTTCAGCACAAGTCGTAAGATATATCCGTGCTTTGTATGAGAAAAAGCGTTAGATATCTCCTTTAGATAAAGCGTCTAGAAAAGCTTGTAGCTCCAAGTCCTGATGTTCTGAATGTTCATCAGGGCTTTTTTCTTTAGCTAAATCTCTATACAAATCTACCAGACACCTAAAGCGATTGTCGCTAATAGATTCCAGATTTACATCTACCAAGTAACTACTCAGTAATTCTTCTAGTGTCTTTTTCATTTTTTGCCTTTACCTTTGGTCATCTTACCTTTGGTTTTCTTTTTACCGTACATGATTAGCTCCTTTTTATTTGATTAGTGTTAGTAGTAGTATGAAGGCACAGGCAGTCAATAAAACCCCTAAAGCCTTTATTTGGTTTGATCGTTCTTCAACAATAGACTCAAGCTCTCGCTCTCGCTCTGTAACAATTCTATAGTGTGGCTGCATTACTAACGATTGAGACAAGGATAGCCGATGCGACAGCTAACAGCCATTTAAGGATCTTTGATTGTTGCTCCAGAATAATCAACGACTTTTCAATCGCACTAACACCATCTTCAAGGTCAATGATTCTTCCTTCGTGGTTCATCAATAAGTTGCCGTGTTCGTGCGCTTTATCTCGTAGCTTTTTTATTTCTGCCTGTAGGTCTATTTCTTCCATTAGATATAACTCCAGTAGTCATCAATCTTTTTAATATAAATTCTTGAGTAATCTTCAGATAGAGTAAGCGAAAGTGTTACACCATCTGTATCAAGATCAAGCAAGAATGGGTTGCCATCACTATATAGGCTCTTTGTAACTATTTTTTGATTTATTTCTATTTGGGGGATATTACAAAGAGTGATTTCATAAACACCTCTAACTGGAATAGTTATGGTGTTTTCTTTAGTTTTCCATTTGTATACGCGGTCAGTTATACTCTCACATAACTCACCCTTCATATAACAAAATTCCGCATATTGTCCTATGCTCTTCCAGTTGCCTTTAGAAGTCATAAACAAATGATCATGACAGGTCACAGTCTTTGGAGCAGGAACAAAACCGTCTACAGTACGGCTGAAAGCTTTATGGGTTTCTTTAGCAGGAAGGTTCTGTCTGTGAGCTTCCATCTCATCCCTAAGACCTTGGACATCCTCACAATACAACCTACCATTAATAACTACATCGTCTCTAATCTCCAGATTATGAGCGTATAGGTCCTTCACTTTAGACTCATTAGCTTCTGATTTATTACAATATAGAATATGAGACTTTACAGTAGAGGCGTCTAGTTGCTCTAGTTTAGAGTAAGGTGCTCTAATACTATTAGCTCCTAAACCTCCTGTATTGATCTGTGTTGCGTTCAGGCTCCCCTTGACCTCTACCTCCTTATCGACGGTCAAAGTCTTCATAGGACGGCTTCCAGAGGCTAGTACATACTGCTGGTGGTGATCATCTTGTAGTCCCTGTATAGCTCCGTGTCTTATATCACCTTCTTTGAAGTGTAAAGATTTATCAGCGATGTGAGCATCTATTTCTTGGTGTGTTTTCTTGCCGATTCCTTTAATATCCCCATGCTCAATCTTATCAACAGGATAGTGTATATCACCTCTGTCAAGATGTTGGTCAATAGCCTTGTGGTTATATTTACCACGGTTTTGTATGACCTCATGATTGATGTCTTGCTGTTGATAATGAATATTTTTATCTTGTTCATGCTTCGTAAATCCTGACTTGAACTCATTAATATTTATTCCATTTATTTGTCCAGAACTGATAGAACCTGCCTGTAATACATCAGTATGAATATTTGAAGATTCAATCTGTTTTGTATATAGTGTTTCTAGGGTGGCTTCATTGCTCTCCACTTTTGGAGTTCTGATGGAGCCATCCGCCTTTATACTTGCTAAATCTCCCCCTTTGAAAGACTGAATTCTTATAAGATCAGCTTTCTGACCTAACGCACCTTTTATGGTTAGACCTACAGTAGTTGCCTGATTCGGTAGTATATAATTTCGAGTATCAGCAGTTGGATTACAGTAAATATATTGCTTGTGATCATCCTTGCTGAGGTTCTCTAAGTCTTCGTGCTTCATAGAATTCGCTGGATATACATGGTTGTTCCTGTTATTGCCTTCAACGACACACCATTCGTCGAAGTATGAGTCAATCCTACAGTATCTCCAGCACTTGCTGTAAAAACAGCCATTACACTTCTTTCTACTGGATCTACTGCTCCATTCACTCTGGTAGCTACTGTGTTCTGGGCGACACCGTTGACCGTTACCTTTAGGTCAGCATTTGCTGTAGCAGCAGAAAGAGCTAGAGAAGCCTCAAGTTTCCAAGTACCATCCTCCTCTACAGTAAACTCTTTATTTGAATCATCCCAATAAACATAAGAGCTAGAGTTATATGAGTCAACTACGGTTGCGCCAGCCCCTACATAAGTAGTTGCTGTAGAGCCTGTACCATCAGTATTCATCTGTATATACGCCCATCTGGGCCAATAGGGTTGAGCCTCATAGCTGAGTCCGTTGTACATTAGGGTTGTATTCTGACCAGGGCTTGAAGGAAATTGAGGCTGAGGACTCCATTTCGGCCTTTGTAAACTATCGTCCCAAATAAGCTGAGTATTTCCAGCAGGGTTGCCAGGACTCGTTAAGACAGCAGTACCAAAGCTTATTTGACCATCAGCACCAAGAGCGGTAGCATTACTGTTAGAAGACCAGTAAAGAACACCACCATGTTCCCATTGTCCATCAGTCAAAGCACTAACGGTAGTTTGAATATCAGCTCTAGAGAATACATTATTGTTTTGAACATAGATATAATCAATATCATCTGAGCTTTCAACAGAGCTAACATTGGGAACATCATTACTTCGATAAGCACCAGCTACTTTTACAACAGCGTTTGTAGCATGAGCTTGCATCAGAATACCAATATTCTGAATAAGGTGTGATGCATCTGTTGGTTTGGTTAGTGTTACTGCGCCAGGAGTAATTGGAGAGATATAGAGCGGGTTACCCTCATCAACCGAAGTCCAGCTACCATCAACACCATTTACTTTACCAAAGCTAATTACAAGCCCTTCTGCTCCATCAGCTACATCAGTATAAAGAAGACCAATAGCAGGCATCTTGGTTGCGTCTGAAGCATCTGCTAGGTCTACATTGACAATATTTGAGTTCTTAGCACTTTCAATGTAAACAGCATCTCCTCTAGATAATGGACCTCCTGTATTATTAAATACTCTTACAAATACCCTATCATCAAAATCATTTATCCAGTTGCCTGTAGCTTCATCATATCTTAGAATCTGAGTATCTAAAGCATCAGTAATCTCGATACCACTAATGCTTGATAAATAGATTACTCCGTCGTCACAAGGACCAACGAGGCAATCAAATATGAAGTTTCCTGATGCGTCAGCCATTAGTTATATACTATCCAAATTCTAACTCGCTTCCCGTCAGCATTACCAGCAACATACCCAATAAACTCGTTATAACTACCCACAAGCCTAAGCAGTCCTCCTGTATTTGCGGTTTTGTTTAGGATAAAATCATCATCATAATACCAGTTTGCGATTGATTCTGCTTTTGCTCCAAGAGGGCTTAGTTCATTACCCAACCGTCTACCAACAGCAATATTGATACCATCTCCCGTTGTTCCACTAATATCATAAAAAATACACATAGCTCCTTTCTGAGGATCAATAACTATAGGATCCCCAAGAGCATTACCAGTGCTATTACTATCAAAAATTAGAGTATGTTTCATAGTTAGAAAATGTTGTGAATAAGATACACCTTGATATTAGCATCTGTGGTGCTTAGGTTAGTAAGAGATACTTGATAAGCTGGATAAGATGGAATCCTTACAACAGTATTAGAATCAGCCGCTAAAGAGCTATCCTCATAGACTACAGGAAGAATATCAAAATTGTATTTATCAGTAGTAAATACTGGAAAGTATCTAGTTGAATTGGGGTTTACAGGATCGGAATACTCAGCTTGTGGTTGAGCAACATATATCTTTTTACTTTGGAAACTTGCTGTATCACCATCTGTTCCTAGATAAAGAGTTGCTAGTAGCCTATCATTATCTTGTTCGTTTTGTGGAGAACCTGTTAGAAAGTCAGAAGCTTTTATTCCTACAGTAAGTCTGTACCAACCACTACCTACAGAATCAATAGAAGAAAAACTCATCTGTAATAAAGCATCAGCATCTTCTTGAAGCTCTGGGGCTCCTCCATAGGTAGGGAAGGCAAATCGAATTGAGTGCTGTCTATCTGCTACTACATCGCCGTCTAGGTTAAAAAGAGCAAGTTTGATAGAACTAGCAGCCAGAGCTTCTGTTTCATGCTGTTTGACATAACAACTAAAAACATTTCCTTCAGATACATCAGCAGGTAAATAGTTGTTGTCTTGATATCTTGTACTTAGAGTTGGGGCTGATCCCGCACCAGCAGTTCCTTCAAGTTCAAAATAGGTAGAGGACTTAGACCAAGGAAGACTACCACTCTTAGTAGTAACAGTCATCCTAGCTGCTGACCAGTAAGAAGTAACATCAAGACTTTCCGTTCCAAATAGCTCGTTCTTTGTGTTACCAAAGTATTGATTGAAGTGTCCCAGGTTCTGAGTACCAACGACTTTTACTGAGCCTGTTCCTACTCCTCCTGATACATGAATACCTATAGCACAAGAAGTATCAATAGAGTCAACTTGAACAAATGAGGACACATCGGCTGTTCCTTCTAAACACTGACTTATTACATTACAATTCATTAGTTATACCCCACTGAAACCTGGATGTTAGCATTACCTGAGTTATTTGCTACCTTTACTCGCATAAATGTAAATATGCCTATTGATTTACCTACAACTTGTGTGTCTGTTCCTGTTGAAGTTAGTTTACTAAACTCCACAACATCTACCCAGCCACTATCAACATCAGCATCTCCTGAATGAAATAGTTTACCTTGAATAGTAACTGTTAAATCAGGATCATTGTTGTTTACAATTTCAACTGTACAAAGACCAATTACGGTAGTCTTTGTACTAACTGTTGTAATACCACCAGTGTTATCTGGACCAGTATTCTCGTTGTAGATAGTAGCAGCAAGCATTATCGTAGATTAGTATGACCAATAGTTACCTGGACATTCTTTGTATCTGTAGCATTACCAGTAATGGAAGCAGACATATTTGGAAGAATATCAATAGGGAATCCAGAAGCATCACTTTGAGCAGTTGGAGTCCAAGAGGCAAGCTCAACCCAACCACTATCTACTGACTCATCATCAGATTTAACGAGCTTTCCATAAACAGTGATTGTTGGATTTTCGGTATTTTGAGTACCATAAACTTCAATGTTACAGGTGCCTACTTGATAGTCCCTGTTTCCTGTGCTAATTTGATCTCCTAGAGTCAGGTCATTATTAGCTGTTGCGACAATTTCTACATACATAATTTTTTTCTCCTATTCATGTAAATCTCCGTAATTCGGATATAAAACAAATTCGATTTCATATTCTAGCCTATCTAGAACATTTGCTGCGGGTCTTTTTTGAAAGTAGTAGTCTAAAGCAAAATTAGGGTCAAGGGAAATAATCGCATGACTACAGGTAGGTTGACCAAGAGCTATTTCTTGTTGAATTGTTAGGGGTAAATATTCCCAAGGTTGTGAATAACCTGCACCATAAGGTTGACCAAAGAAATTATCTGCTATACCTTCATAAAAGGTATTAGTAATGTCACCAATCAGATGAAAACATCTATCTAATGATTCTACATACTTAGTAGAAGCCCCTGTACTATCAACTGCTTTTAGTGTTATTGTTCCCTTTGGTTGATATACATTATGAATAAGATCAAACCCATCACCCGTTATATACTTTTCATTTGAAACTAATGAATTGGCAAATTTTATCAAAAGTAATGGCTCAAACAGAATCTTTGTTGAATTCGGCAAATCTCTAGGTGTTGTTCCATCCCAGCCTGGACCTTGGTATCCAATAAAAAAGTTTACACTTTCTATAGATGGAGTTCTACTGTCTGTGGGTACGGTTGGTTTAGTAATAGTTTGTCCAATAGTTATATTATTATTAGCTGCATTAGGATTCCAATGTGGAAACGCTGGGTCGAAAAGAAACCTAAAATAGACGGCTTGTAGGTCAACACCAGGAATAGAAGGCAGCGCAGCCCACCTATCTAAATCTAAAACAACACTACCACTAACCCTCAAACAAGTCTGAGGAAAAGAGATTGAATCTACATGATTTCTTTCTTGAGTGCTTGTAGTTCTTACCCAGCTACTAATTTTAGAACCTGGTCCATAAACATTTGGAGATACTAGAATATTATTATCATCCGTTAGAATGTAGTCTGTAAGTTGACTTATATCAGCACCAGCATCAATATAATTTGCTGCCGTTTTTAGCCACAGACCACTTGGGTTTATTTTATCTCCATCTTTATCAAAAGAAATGATTGAGCTACTAGCATCAAGAATAAGCCCTGAAGTACAGCCAGACTCAATAACACCAGAAACACCCACTTCATCGGGATTCATATCTAGTCTGCTATAAGTAAAAGGTCCTTCAGTAGAAGAAGGAAGAATAGCACTAACAGTATCTAAAGTACCAATTACAGCCGTAGTAGCAGAGAAATCAAAAGCACTTACTCCTCCTGTGGCAATAATATTTCCAAAAAGCCCATCCTCTAAAGTATTTGCTACTTGAGTAGCGTTTTGTCTTTCCCAAACTCTATTATTTGTAACCGCAAGCTGATTATCTAAAGTTGTAGGTGAAGGAAACCCATTTAGGCTTCTCCAAGCATCATATAAATCTGAACCTGTAGACCAGAATTCATTGACAGTATAAAGAGCAGAGTTTAGCGTTCGATTGAAAACTCTTGAATCAAGAAAATATCCTTTAGGAAAGTTTACTTTATTCAAGTCCAATCCTAAATCATTAGCAACAATTGTTATAATCTGACCGTCTCTTGGAGACCTACTTGTAAACACTACATTACCAGCAGAGTCTAAAGTCCAAGGATAAGTAGAATCGTCAGAAGCAATTGAAGTATCTCCAAAATAAACAGTTACACTAGCAGTTCCTATAGGAGCAGCAAATGTAGTTGTACTATTACCACTTACGGAATAAATGGTTCTTGCATTTGACTTTGAAGTCTTTAGAACTGGTTCAATAGGGTCTACCATTAGAAAATAAAGAATTGAATGTCAGCGTCTCTTGCTGTTGGGGAGGTTCCAAAAGCAGCATACACTTGAAGAGTAAAAGAATCAGTAGTTCTTGAGTCAATGCCAACAGCAGCAGAAGCAGCCGTAGCAGCATCTGCATAGGTGCTTGGAATAACCATATAAGTTAGAGAAGGACTAAGAACATTAGTATCAAAATCAATAGTGTAGTTTCCTGTACTATTTTTAGTTACAGCAGATACACCATAAGTTTCTGGAGTTAGGCCAATGGAGCCAGTAGTACCAGAAACAACTCCCCAGGCTTTAGGAGCATTAGCAGCAATCACTTTACCAGTACCGCTTAGAGCAATACCTACATTATTTGAATTTGTAATAGCTGCTGGAAGAGCATCTCCGTAGTTATGTAAAATGCTATCTTTTCCACCTACAGGGTCTCCTATTCGGAATTTCTCTACTCCATTTACTTTTAGTACGATAGAAGCACCATCAAGAATCAAAGGTTCTGAGCTATTGTTTTGAATTACCGTATAATCTTGACCTTCATCAACTAGATAAAGATTACCACTGACTGTACCCAGCTTGATAGTATCAAAAGTCCCTGAAGTGCCACTAAGCTCCATTGAAGATACATAACCTACTGCTTCAATATTAGTAACTGTTAGAGTATCATTTATACCAAATCCAAGAACATCCTTTACTTCAGCGGAGTTTTTGATTACCCATTGTTCATTTTCTGTTACAAGGAAGTGGTCATCAGCTTGAGATTCAGTTGGCTCAGGCACATTTGTCGAGGGTCCAGTAGAAATTTGATCATTTACTTCTTCTACATAATCGTATGCCTCTTGCTCAATAAATAGTAGTTTTTTGAAGGACTTGTTCAGGTCATCAGCAGCTAAAGGCTCATTAGTAAATGTTTTATAAATTGCTGTTCTATCAGTTTCTCTATAAATAATAAGATTTTGACCAGCAGCAGGAGCACTATCAAATACTACAGCAGTAGGATTAGACTCACTATTAGGAGACCAGGGATTTAGGTTTCCTGGCACAGTTCCTGTTTGTGGAATATTGACTCCATCAAGCTCTACTCTAATATCAGCAGTAGATAAAACTTCAAATGGAAAGTTGAAAGTATCCTGACTTCCATTTGTTGATGGGTATGTGATTCTGGAAATGATATCTGATAAAGCCATAAGATTTCTCCTCTACTTATAGTTCCTAGACCTAATCCTCCTCTGCAAAAATCATAGGTTTAGCAATACTAAACATTTTATTTCTTCCACTAAGTTTGCCCGTATACTTGTACCAATACTCAGAATCCATTTCCTTATTATTGATAGCCCTTCTAGCTGGATCTATGACATCTGCCCCTGCTCTAAAGGCAGCAGAGGTTCTCATAATCTCTTCAGCCATACCATACTTACCACCATAGGGGTTTTGATCATACCAACTAAAGGGATCTTGCAGACCTAAAGCAGGATAAGTAACATCCAGAGGAACACCTACAGGACCCATGAATGGATCGGAGATACCTTGAGCAAAAGGAACAAGAGCATTAGTTTCTGGCTTGATATAGGTTTCTTCTTCTCCTGCTACCCTTCCTACCATTGAGTTTCTAAAACAAGCCTCAAGATAAGGCATCCAACCACCAAACTTTTCTACATCTTTATCAATTTCTTCTTTATTGTAAATGTAGTAGTTGACCAAAGCATATAAGGCACTCATCATAGTAGTTATACCAATCGCTCCACCAAGAGATTTAGCTTTTTCTTCCCACCCTGATCTAGCAACTCTTTGCATAGCTGGAGCATATGTCTTGTGATATTGAGCCATACCGAAAGACCTGAACTGAATTAGAAGTCCAATAAAAGGATCACTTACATAGTATGGAAGATCACCAGCATCAGGTCTTACAATATTCTGGCCTACCCAATTGTAAAGAGCAACTTGGAATTTCTCTCTTAGCTGTGGATCAAATGTACCATGATTCAGAATACTACCTAGATCAAAAAGGTCAACCCCTCTTCTTCTGGTTTTGAAATCAGCGTTATTAGCTATAATTGCTTTTACCTGAATAACCATTCTTACAATGTCTTTAGCTTCAAGACCTAACTGAGCAGCAAGAACAGGATCTATAATCTCATCAGCAAGTGCCTGAACTGCAATAGGATTATTCAAGTCAAGATCGTCTATAGATACTTTATCCATTTTCTTGATTAGCCTTGAAGCCATAGAGTTGAAAGCAAGTTTTTGAGTAACTTCTGTAATATGATTTAGAGAAAGTTTTTGAGCATGTTTTGTAATAACATTTTTATTTATAACATCAGCAGCCGTCTTTGAAACAAGACCCAATCCTGGAAGAGCTTCTCCATCAGCAGCCCTTGTAGCCATATCCTCAAGCCGTTTATTCACCTCTCGTCCTAGTTTGTTTACTCTACCTAGCTCTGGTTTAGCAGCAGTTGGGTTGAACATTGGGTTTACTGAGTCGAAGATAATAGATCTTCTGTTAGATCCAGTATTTCTATATAAAGCTCCTTCAGTTCCTACACCAGCAGAACTCATAATATCTTCTAAGAATCCCTGCTTCATTTCTAAATCATCAAGGGTTTTCCTTGTTTCCTCATACTCTGCCCGTAATTCAGCCGCTCTTCTGGTGTCCCCTTTTGATTCTGCTTTATCTATTGCTTTTCTGATTTTATTTAGCTTCTTTTCGGCAACAGAAATATCAGAGGTATAGTCCTTGATTCCTGCTAATTGTAATGACATAGCATCCATAAACTTTGCACCTGTAGTTCTAAGTGCAATACCAATAATTTCTGGAATAGCAGCAATAGCAAAGTCAGCGGTACTCATAGCAGTAGCAGCTTTCTGTAATGTTTTTACAGCTACATTTAGATTTCTCATAGCGTGCTTAGGATCTCTACCAGTCACAAGAGACTTCATGTAAGTAAGCATAAGTCTTGGCTCTTCTGTATTGGTAAGTAGTCCCATCTTGTAAAGCTCATCAATTTGATTATCAAAGAATCTGAAAAGCTCATTGACATCATCAAATTGTAATGAATTACCTTTTTCATCAACTACATTATTAGCACCTAAATCATCATTTACTTGGTTTACAAGATCTGATTCAACCTTGCTATCAATGACTCGCTTACCAACATTATCAAGCTCATCAATAACATCAGCTTTTGTAATCTCATTGATTGAAAAGTTTTCTAAGCGGTTTTGGTTTAGCTTATCTCCAAGAGCATTCTTGTCAGTAAGTCTTTCATATTCATAAGTCCCCTTGAAACCTTCTTTTACTTTTGCTGTATGTGGCTTATCTCTATCCAGACGAAGAGTAATTGTGCCCTCTGGATCATCAGCAAAGAGTTCCTGTATAACCCTTCGCTTGACATCATCTATAGAAAGTCCATCAAGCTCGGCAACATTTGGATACAAGGATTTTAGATCTTCAAGACTAAAGTGTTCAGTCATAAGATCAAATAGCTGTAATCTATTATATGTACCAGCACTGTAAATAACATGCCTTGTACCTGTCTTGATTTTCTTGTAAATAATCTGACCAAGAACAGCCTTAGCAATAGGAGACTTGATAACCTTAAAGGGATCTCCACCCTCTTTAGAGGCTACTTGAATCTCTAAGCTATCCCCAATAATTCTTTCAATTTCTCCACCCTCTAGAGCGTGTTCCAAGTCTCTAAAAGAGTCAGCATCAAGAGCATTTACAAGGTTCTTAGAATCAAGAGAAAGTCTGAGTTCACTATCTTCTGGAAGTAACTCTTTGAGACCTTGTTTTACTTTCTCCATGCTAAGTAAATGTCTTATAAAAGCATCACCTTGCTCTGGAGTAAACATTTCTAGATTGAATCCTTCAAGAGTTAGAGTACCCTCTTTTAGCTTTCTAAGAACTTCAGCAGCAACTGTATCAATCTGTTCATTTACCTGTCTTGTAGCAGCTTTGATATTTTCTTCTATTTCAGTTATTTCTCCTGCGTATTTTCTAAATATTCTATCTCTTTCTTTTTCAGGTAATCTTCCAATAACCGCTCTGATAACCTCTGGATTTGGAGGTTCAATATTGCCTGTTACCCTTTTCCAAGCATCCATAGCAATTTGCTCTCTAATCAATGTATAGAAAGCTCTAGTAAGACCATCAAACTCCCTTTCAGTAAGTCCTAAGTCTGCGGCTAGAAAAGTTCTTTCATTTCTAATTGTTTCAAGATTCCTAGCAAATTGTCCAAATACTCTGGTTCTGTATTTTACAACCCCCATTCTAATAGATTCATAATCAGAAGCTCCCTCAGCCCTACTATGAAACACACCATTTTCTCCCATAATGGCAAGCTCAGAGCCAAAGACAAACTGACCTAACTTTCTGATCATTCCTGCTTCATTAGCATTAGCTCTTGCTCTAGCTGATCGTAAGGAATTGAATACTTTTCTTGCCTTTTTACCAATAGTAGGATCAAGAACATCGTAGCCCCAAGTCATAATCCAATCTCTAGCAGCCACCTTTTCTCCAGGCTCCATTCTACCAAAAGCCTCTTCGATCCTTTTCTTGGTAAACGCAGCAAAATCAGCAGAAGATCTACCCATGATATAAACTATTTTATCAAAGAGAGCCCCAAAAATCTCAACAGGATTCATAATAGCTCCTCTTCTTCTGCCACCTCCAGGTCTGCGTCTTCTACTTCTAGGTAATTTTAGTCCCTGTTGCCTTATAGTTTCCTGTTGAATAGTTAGTTTTGGATCAACATAAATTGTTTTTGGATCCATACCGAAGGAGTCATCTTCCATGAATCTTACAATTTTATCAAACTCCTCCATAGATTCCATGACGATAAGCCTTAGCTCATCTTGTATTTCTAAGAAGATATTATCTGGAAGATCAAGACGATCCTTGATATCCTCAACAGCTTTTTCAATAAATGTCTGTTTGGTTGCTTCTGTCTCTCCTCTACGAACATCTAAAAGCTGTTTCTGATTTTCTACAAATCCTCTAAACTTCTGATCGTCCATTGTTCCAAACAGAGCATTCCCTTTTTGAAACTCAGCATGAAGAGTTCGTAATCTTCTAGAAAATTCATTAGAAAAGAAAATTTGTTTATCAGAAATTTCTCTTAGTTTATTTGCATCTGGAATAGCGAAGGCTTGTTCTAACCTATCTTGCATCTCTAAGTCAGCAAGCATTCTATCTTGAAAAGCCTGTAGCTTATTCATCATGTTTTGATTTAGCATTGTGTCTCTAACCGTAAAGATGAAGTTAGCTTGATTCATCAAATCAAGTCTGAAAACATTTACAGTTAGATGAGGATAGGGTTCGGGTAATCCTGCTAAAACATGAGCGTTGTTAGATGCTCTTTTTAGTTGATTTATAATTAGTTCAGATAGATCTCTTGTTTTTTCGGGAGTAGTTACCTCATCAACAACATCTTGAAAGGTTTCACTAATAGCCATTAGGTGCTTATCAAAATCTTCCATAAAGTAACCAAAGAAGTCTTTTGCTTCTTCTAGTTCTTCACGGTTGATATCTCTCATAAACCTTGCTTTACTTCTATCAAAAACATCCTCTACATCAGCAAAAGCATCTATAGCTTTTTTGATTGAATCATCATACCACTTCTCTAAACTCTTGTCTGCAAAAACGAATTTGTTATTAGCATCAAGAGTAATTATACCAGCCCACGCAAGGTTCATAAAAGGAGCAGCGCGATCAAGCCTAGAAATCTTTTTCATTTCTGCTTCTAATGCCTCAATAATCTTTTTTAGCTGAACTCCGTATGGACCAGTATGTCTGTTATTGGTTACTAAAATGTCATAATCTCTTTTTCTAGATTGTAGTTCTTGATAAAGAGTTGTAGTGTTCCAAGATGTAGTATCGGATCCTCTAAAAACAGACTGACTTCTTAGGGCTGTTTCTATACCTATAGTTTTAGGGAGCTGTTTTAGCTCTTCTAAGAAGGATTTCCAAGCCTTTCTATGAGTGCTTGGAAGTATAATATCTTCAATCTTTTTAGGTAATCCTGTAGGACCAACTTCTCCTAAGAAAATTGCTACATCTTCAGCAGTCTTTCCAAACTCAACCATCTCTTGTACTCTAAGAGCTAAAACAGCCAAAGCATCGGTGGCTTCTTTGTCAAGAGTAGAAATCTTGAAGTGTCTTTGTTTCAGAGCCTCTGGAAGTGTTCTTCCTTTTTCTACAATGCTAGTTGCTAAAGAATCTAATATTCTTCCTGGATCTACTCCTTGCTCTCTCAAAGCAAACATCAACCTGAGTGGAGTATTTTGTGCTCTCATGTTCAAGTAGTATCTAGCTTGAGGAAGAGTCATGTAAAAGTTATTCTTTATATACATGCTTAGAGGAATAAGTTTAGCTCTACCTGTAAGCTGTTTAGTGTAAAGTGCGCTAATGCCTTCTGGAACACCTATGTTATCACTCAGACCAATAAAACGAGTATATAAGTTATAAACTGCCGTTCTTACACCAGGACGCATTTCTCCTACTATAGAATAAATATCGTCTCCAAGGTCCTTAGCAGTAAAATCCAAGATTTCTTCTGCTTCTAAAATCTTCAAGGACTCAATTAGATCCTGAGCAAGGGTTACAAGCTCAGTATTCGATGCTTTTGTTAGATCAATATCCTCAAGAATATCTTGAAAGCCAGTAAATCCCTTGATAAAGTTGTTTGCATCCTTTAGCCAGTTTTGTAAATTGGTTCTACTATAAACTTTGTTTCTTCCTCTAAAAGGATTAGTATTAGAATCTAATCCTCGTACTCCCCAAGCCTTTACGCCGCGTCCTAAGCCAGCAGCGGGAAAATCCAGTAATCTAGACATATCAAGCATTAGATCCCCAGAATCACTAATATCAGGTAGAATCCTATCTGGAATGCCTCTAAGTTTCATAGCAATAACAAACTGCTTTGTATATGCTTCAGGATCAAGACGCAAGTTTAGATCATAAGTAAAATTATCCATTATTCTTGCTAGAGCCTGTGATGCCGCTGTACTACGCCTTTTATCATTTATTCCTGAAACAAGACCTTTTCTGAGTTTCTTCATCGAATCAGACATTTTTCTTAATCCAGAAACAAGCTGATGAGGCTGAAATACTATTTCAGTTGATTGTCTTCGTGCTTCATCCTTATTAAGAGATTCTACGTCAAGATTGAACGTAAATAAGAAATTGTCATAAATCTCTAAAAGGCTTTCAAGATCATTCAAAGACTCTACACCATACTTAGTATAGATGTTGGAAATCTGTGTTTTTATATTTTCAATTTTCTTACCTACAATTTCTTTATCTGGCCCATCCTGTAGTAGAAGATAAGCCTTTTCTCTTTTTTCTAGGAGCGTCTCAAATTGTTTTACTTGTTGTACAGAACCTAAAATCATCTTTTTTTGTTTTTTTATAGCTGAAACAATTCTGTTTACATCTTTTATTACACTAAGAGATCCTTGTTTAGCTCGTCTTTCTAGAATTGCGGCAGAATAAACATAACTTTGCCACCAGTCATTTAGTCCATCAATATCATCAGCGAATATCCTAGGATCTCCTAAGAAGTTAGTTACTCCTCCAGCTTCCATACGCTTCATTTTTGCGTCGTAGCTATCCAGCCTGGCTTCAGAAATACCATACCGCTTGAAAAAGCTGTCTGGTTTTGTAGTTAGTATTTCAGCAACAAGTTTTCTCATCTCCTCATACCCTTGTAGCTTACCTTGTACTTTGCGGAGGAGTGTTTTATCGACTTGACTGAAGTTTTTACCTCTCACTAGCCTATCAAAAGCTGTCATGAGGTTTGGGTTATTTCCCTTCTCCCAGGCAGCTACTTCACTATTACTATAAAACCCTGCTAATTTCTTTCTGTAATTTTTCTTTAGCCTCTTATCTAGATTCCGTAGAGTCTTAGCCTCAGCCTCACTAAGCTCTAAGTCTCCTTTCGTAAGTCTATAGTTGAAATCAGTAACTAAAGTTTCTACAAGATGTCTAAGAGCGGGTCCTGTCAAGGTTCCTGCCATTGTTACAAAATCTAGTTCTTCTGAAATACCAAACAACCTAGCAGCTTTACCGTCTGAGTAAAGCAAATCAACTAAAATGTTTGTAGCAATTGTTGATTCATAAATTAGAGAAAGAGGAATACTTCTATCATCTAAATCTTTTTGCATTTCTTCAAGAACAATAGAAGTAAAAGTTGCATAGTCTTCAAAGTGTTCTTTTAGTTTAGTAGAAACAGTTCTGGTTTGGGATTCAAGAAGGAAGTCTTCATCATCGTTTTCTAATGCCTTTTTAACCTCATCTCTCCAAGCTTTATCTAGTCTAGCTTTTCTAGCAAGCCTTGGATCACCCATAATCATTCTAAGGGCTTGAAGGTGAGCCAGCCCCAATGTATTATTCCTGGCAGCAATAATACCAGCTACAGCAGCATAATCAAAAAATACAGCATTCGCTTGTACGAATTCTGGGAGATCTGCGTCTATAAGCTGTACTTTAGTGCCATCTACAAAATATCTTTTTTTTCTTTTTTTATCGCCTTGTCCAATACCTTTTAGAGCATTTTCTTGAACCTGTTTCTTTGTAGGTTTGATATTGATAATAATAGTACCAGTCTCAGGATCAATAATAACATCTTCGTCATCCATAACCCGAGCTTTAGATCCTTGTTCTTTTTCTGATTGTGATCTAATAAAATCACCATATAATTCATCAACACCTATTCCTAACGCCTGTTTTCTCCTAGTTATGTTTACTTTATTTTTCTTGTTTACATATACTTCAAACTCGTTGTTGAAGTCAAGTAGTCCTAACACTCCTGGTCTTGTAATAAAACCATCTTTTACTAGTTGACCATAAGTAACAGGATCAATATTTAGCAGATCCATCACAGCTTTCATAGCAACAACAGAATCTAAATTCGTAAAAGCATAACTAGATAAAAGAGCCTTAGCAACTCCTGTAGGAAGATCATCATATTCTGATTCAGATTTGCCAGCTCTCTTGTCTCTTCCTGGCATAGTCATCTGACCTTCTTCATCTAGGAACATAAATTCGATGAAATTATCAAGATCTTCCCTGGTGATTCCTAAAATGTTAGTGAGAGACTCTTTAGTAACTCTATTTCTTTTCTCAGTTCCGCCAGCACTTCGATGATACTGAAATGAAAAACGTATATCACTAGAAAGGAATTTACCAAGGAAATCTTCTCCCTCAGCAGCAACAGTCTCAAGTGCTTGAGTGAAAATCAACCAGCCCTCAGCCTCATGAATTTGAATACGATATCTATTTACTGGATTTCCCTGTAGATCAGTAATAAGATTACCATTCTCATCAAAAATGTCACTAACAATATTTCCAGTCCTTGTGAGACCCCTATCAATAAGCTCTTTTATGAAAGGACGAGCTTCTTCTGGAAGAACAAGATCAATATCAATAGCCTCACTTTGAATAGTTCTATTTAGAATTTCTTCTGTTTGAGCAATACTATCTCTTGTAATTCCTACATCTTGCTCAGTAACTTTACCAGCTTTTTCAACATCATCAGCAAGTTGTCTTAGTCTCTTGAATGGGTCTGCTGGAAATGGAATACCTCCATACATAGGTTGAAGATTTGATTGTTCAATTGTAGGAGTAGCATCATACTTATCAGAAAGACTTTCTAAGGTGTTAGCAATTTCTCTAAGATTCTTTACATACTTGTTAGCAGCAATTCTATTTCTTAGCTGCGCGCCAGATTCACCAATACCAAACTCAAAAGCTCCTCCAATTGCACCCCCTAAAATAGCACCAGCTACAATGTTCCCAGGGGCTCTTGTTGGATCAGCGTGTTTACCATAAAGATGCATATAAAGAGCACCCTCAACACCACCAAATGTAGCCTCAGCAAGTCCTCTGGTTATAATGGCTTTCTTTGTAGTGCCTTTTACAACTTGACCAAGTGCTTTTGTTACACCAACTCCTTCAAGTCCTCCACCCAAAAGACCAACAGGATCTCCAATCATTCCTATTCCTATATCCAAAGCTAGTTCATCAGGACGAATATCAGCCAAATAAGAAATAGGAGATAGCATCTGAACAGCTTTACTAAACTTGTTTTGTTGATAGTATTGCTCTATTCTACCAAGTCTTGTAACTTCATCTTTAGCAGCAAAATATAATGCTTCTGCCTCAGCATAACTCTTACTTTTAGCTATTCTTTTTACAAACTCAGGATTACCAATTTCATTAGACCACTCTTCAATCTCTGGATGCTCATAGATACTAAAGCTAGGATCTTCAGGAAGACCTAAACTAAACTGATCTTCTTCAATCAAAGAATTTCGTATAATCTCTCCAGTTTGACCATACCTAATCTGACTATCCCACTTATCAGCAACTACATCAGCATAAGAATACTCTGTTGGAGGCTCTTCAATGTCTCTTAGCTTTTTATATTCTAAAAGGCTTGCCTGAGAGTTTAGGGCTTGTGTTTCATCTCTTGTATGAAGTGGAGATAATTTAAATACTCCTAAATCCCGAGACATATTTTCTAGCCTTTGTCGTCTTAGATCCTTTTGAGTTGTTCCAAGAACAGTAAGCATAGGGTGATCTGTGCCATTAGTAAAAACAAAGTCAGCAAGAGCCTCTTTACTTGGAAGCCCCTTTTGTTTATACATAGGAGCAATTTGTTGGCTAAACTCTGTACTTACTTTTTGAAGTTGTTCTGAAGAATACCCAGCATTTTGTAGACCCTCTAATCTATAGTTTTCATCTACAAGAAAGTTATAAGCGTGGTCTACAAAGCTTTCTGGTGTATTCTTAAATTGCTCGTTATCGTTTGAAAAGTAAGGAATAAACTCACTACCCTTATATTGTGCTGCATACGAGTCTACAATCTCATCCCAAAATAAGTTAGCACCGCTTCTTATATATTCTGAATCAGTCTGACTAGCAAAAGGAACAGATTTAGCCTTCAAGGAAGCAGCTAATCCCTTTTCTTTATTCTTTACAAATCTATCCCATTCGTGTGTTTTTTCATCTCGTTTAGCCATACGAGATAAGTCTCTATCAATATTTTGTTGTACAGCTTGTTTATCAAATCGAATAAATAGTTCAGGAACCTTCTCAAAGAATTCATTCCTTGCTATATTGCTTGCTTTTCTTGCCGCTTCGATTATTGTATTAAATTGATTTGTCATTAAAAGAAACTCTCCCTTGTAGCTTTTAGAAGCATTCTAAGTTGAGCACCTGTACTCATAGGTTGGTCTTCTTGTCTAAATGTTCTCATTCCTTTTACTTCTCTATAAATTTTATACATTGGATATGCTCTGTCTCCAAACTTATTATTGAAATAAGGCAGTCCAAGATCTCTGGGCCATTCAGCAAAGTAAGGACCAACTACATCCATAAAATCATCTCTTGTTGTCATTTCAGATATTGGTATTGTGGGATCAATACTGTCTCTAACATCTTTCCAAACTTCTGCATAGTTGAATAAACCACCATCAATCATTCTATCCCCAAGATCCTCAGCAGTAAAAGTATATAGAGCACCTGTAGCTTTATATCTGAGAGTATCTCCTTCTTTATCTTTGATGTAGAATCTTCCATCTCCTGTAGGAAGAAGCATATATTCCTCTGTGTCCCAATCAAAGTTAGTATCATCCAGATCAAAGATTGCTGTATTAGCAATATAAGCATCTTGTTGTGTATAAATTCTAGCAACCTCTGGTCCAAACTGACGAGTAAGAAGAGATTTTAACACTCCTTCTCCATCTAGTTCTGCTCGCAAAGCATCTCTTCTTTCTTTTTTCCTAGCTTCTTTATATCTTGGATTGAATACTTGAAGACCAAGCCTGTCGTTTTTATCCATGTTGAATAAAAGCTCTCTTGCTTCTGTTATTGTAGTTGGCTTATACCCAACATAGTCACTATTTGCTTCCACAGAAGTAAGAACTCTTTGAGCTAAACCATTCAGCATTCCTTCACTCATTGGTGCGAAAGTTGAAAGACCTTCAAGCTCCATTGTTTGTGAGAAACCTGTTGAGAAATAACCATCAACTGTGTCTCCTACAACCTTTACAAGTGCTGGATCCATCTCTGATGTTCTCAAATCATTATAGAAACTATTTATCTCTGATCTTTCCAGATTAGGACGAGTACCAACATAGGTTCTATCGTACTCTTGATCGAAACCACTCATAGCTGCTTCTTCTAGCTTTTTCTTAGTTCTTCTTTGAAAGTCAGACAACCAAGCAATAGCAGTTTGTGAAGACTTGTTATTAGTCATAAAGCGTAGATCATCAACAAAACCGCTGATTGAGTTTTGACGAGCATCTTCATCTGGTTCTAAAGACTCCCAATATTGAGGAACAGCAACATCGCCCATCTTTTGCTCTGAATCAACAATCATTCTTATATCATCAGAAACCCTCTCAACCTTGAATCTTTTTGTGAATCTCTTTAGAGCAATATTAGCAGCTTCTTTACTAGAATATCCTCCTTCTGCTCCTGGACTAGTTAACTTTTTATATTCTTGTCCATAAGCATCAGCAAAGAAACCAAGAACTTCTGTTGGATATTGGTTTTGATTTACACTACCTATTCCATCTAGGTTTTTGAGAAGATCTCTAACTCCTCCTCTAACAACTCCTGTTTCTCCTGGTAATGGAATACTATCAAGGCTAAAGCCTAGTCTATCTTTGATTTCTGCTTCTCTTGCTAGTTCAGCTTGCTTCTCTGCTTTCTTCTGACGATCTTCTTCAAACTTACCTAATTGCCTTTCAAGAGCAACACCAAGTTGAGCAGGATCTCCTCCAAGCTCTAAGAAAGGTTGACCAATTGCTTGAATTGCATCATAGATTTCTGTACTTGGAGATACAAATACATCCAGAGCATCGTAGTTAGCATCAGCCATAATCATATTTCTAATAAGACCTGGATTCTCAATAAGTAAATCTTTACTAGAATAACTAGGACTTACTCTTACATCAGATGATCCAGCGTTCATAGCGTTGAAGTTCTTCAATACTCTTACATGATTCCAGAAAGCTGCATCTGCTTTTTCGTCGTTTGGATTAGTGAGATATAAATTATGAAGAGTTCCTGTTCTTGACTGTAGGAGGTCAGAAGTAAGAGTAGGTTCGCTATTATTCATTTGTACTAAATCAAGAGCAACGCTACCAACAGTCTTTTCTTCAATATCTGAGGCAGAGTCAGTAATACCCATAACCTCATTGAATACTCCTTCAACTTGTAGTTTTCTTTGTTCTGAATTAGAAATACTTGTAGCTCTGTTCAAAGCTACTTTTAGATTACCTACAACATTAGCAAACCCTTCTTCATCATAAAGTTCACCTGTTTCTGGATTAGTATAAAGTGTTTCTGCTTCTGTAAGAAGGATTTGATACAATTCAGTAGGACTAATAGCTTCTCCTTTTTGAGCTTGAATAGCAAGAATATCTCCAAAGGTTGAAATCTTAGCTTCAAGTTCAGCTAGTTCAATAGCAGCACGCCTTCCAAACGCTTGAACATTTGTTCTATATTGAGAAAGCTCTTTTTGTCTCTGTTGAGTAGCATATCTTTCATGATTCTCTCGTAGAATAGCTAAACCAGCTCTTCCCTTTTCTGTATCTCTGAGCATTCCTGTTCCTGATGTAAGACTATTTAGAACTTCCATCGCTAGACCAGGATCTTGAAAACTTTTTGTTAGAGTGGTAATAACAAGCTCGCTGGGATCTACTCCTATAGCACCTCTACCTTCTCCAGCAAAACTATAAAACTCATCATAAACTTCATTTACTTCCTTGATAAGATCAACCTTGGCAAAAGCCTTTAGTTTTGATCTCATAGCCTGACCAGGATCATTAGAATCTAAGGTCTTTTGTAGTTGATAAATAAGATCTTGTTCGTGTGTTACATCTACTCCAATATAATCTTTAACTTCTTCAGGAGTAATCTCACCAGTAGCAAAACCCTCAACCAAAGTATTAGCAAAGTTTGTGTATTGTTCTAGAATATCAGTATCAGAAAGTGTATCAAAACCTCTCAAAGTTTCTTGATACACAAACTCAGAAGCTAAAATAGATTCTTGTTGCTTTTGTACGAACTTCTTTCTTTGAAACTCATTTGAAGCAGCCTTGTAAGCCTGTAAGTATTTATCTTGAATAGGTCCAACTTTAGATAAAAAGCCTTCTTGATAAATTGTACTCTCAGGAAGAGTTATATAGAATGAATCAAATAAGCGTCTCCACTCTGTTTCAAACTTATCTGGGTTTTGATAGATGTCTGGAGCACTAGTTAGTTTTTCATAAAGAGCAGCAGCAGCCTGATCATATTGTCTGATGGCAGTAATGCCTTGAGCTTTATCTAAACCAGCTTGGAAAAAAGGGTCATCAATTAGAGAAATCTCACCATTCCTTCTTAGAACAGTAAAGTTATCTCTAATCTGCTGTGATACTTGATTATAATCACCAGATAAGTTTAGTTCTTGAGCAGCCTTTAGTCCATAAACTGTTCCTGCTCTGGTTTTTTCTTCTTGCTCTTTTTTTATCTGAGTACCAAGGTACTTCATACCAGTTTCAGCAACACTACCAACCAAGCCGCGAAACTGTTCAATTCTTTTTGATTGCTGTTGACCTTTGGCTAAATAAGTTTGTGTAAATTCTGCCCCTGGAGCCTTAGAAGGATCAGAAGTTATTACCTGTTGTTGAGGTAAGTTGAATGATAAACTATCAATTAGTCTTCCCATGTTAGAACCTATTTAGTTGCCATTGATTAATGGTGCCATCTGAAAGAATAGGAGTATATGGTTCTCCAGTAATGGTTGGAGCAGCCTCTAAATTGAATCTTGCTGCATCAGGCGTCGTTCCACCAGCATCAGGAGTAGATCCAGAAGCCATAGCATACTGCATAGCTACATTCACTCCATCTCCAAGAATACCCATCATAATATCACTATTACTTGGAGCACTATCTTTGAGTTGATCCATCTTAGCTCTTGTAGCAGCATATTGAAGAACTAAGTGTTCTCTCATAGCAATTCTTTTTTGTCTGTTTTCACTTACAGTTCTTTGCTTCATCTCAAGCTCATTTCGTCTAAGTTCTTGTTGAAGCATTTCATATGTTCTTCCTGAAACAGATTCACCTCTTGACACATTGAAGGCTGATCTATTCTTCATAGCTCTTCTTTCAAGATCTAAGAAAGTGTTTCTAATAGCTAAGTTTTCCAGTCCCATTCTATTTTGGAACATATTGTTTCTAGTGATTTGGAGCTTTCTTTCATTCTCCATAGCCTTTTTGATGGCTTTTTTTTCCTTCTTTGCTTGCTGTATTCTGGAAATAGCCATAACAGCAAAAGCAGCGATAGCTAATGGACCTAAAACAGCAGCACTAGCTCCCATCAAGGCTGCTCCCGTCATAGCTGTACCTAAAGCAGCACCAGCAGCATTAGCAGTACTATCACTAGATTGCTTCATAGCTCCTCGTTGTAATGGACTAGTTCCTAGTTGAACATTAGAAGGAGTTTTAGTTGTAGCAGCTTCTTTTCCAATCTTGAATCTTTCAAGACTTGGGAGTTTTAGATTAGAGGGTGGAGTGAATCCTGTTACATTATATCTTTGATATCCAATCAAGGATTCCTCGAAGTAGTTCTTAGCTAGATCTCTATTTAGCATATCTTATTCCTCTTCTGGGTAACTGAAGTTAGCAAAGAAATAGAACTTATCTCCATCTACCCCTTCGACATATTCATCTTCAAATATAATAAACCCCATCTTCTTCAACCAAGATTGATGCTTCTTGTTTCCTTCCCAGATATAGTTGAAAAGAACGTCATAATCTCTTAGCCAAGATTCAAATACTCTTGATGTGAGTAAACAAGTCTGCTTTGTATATTTGAAAAACTCGTTTGTACCTAATGTCCAAATCAAAGCACTTGTATACTCATCATCATCTTGAGTACAATCTGTTATTCCAAATATACAAGCTGGGATTCCATCAGCTAATCCTGTCCAAACTTCCTCAGAGTTCTCTACACTATAGATTAGACCCTCTTTAGGTCCTAGTCCTAACAAGGCTTTTAGCTCATCAGCATCAGCCTGTCTCATGTTATTGCTTACATAATCTATATCCGACTCTTTGAACTCTCTTATAGAAGTATTTTTAGTTTTCATCTTATCGAAATCCATGAGGTTTATTAGCGTATTTAGGCTTAGAGCCCGTAGAAGCGTCTGTGGTTTGCTCTCTTGCGCTTTGATTCTTTTTCAATTGCCTCAATATCCTCCGCAATAGTTTCTTCAAAGACTTCTTCTTCTTTTTCAACCTCTTCCACCTCTTCTAGTTCTTCTAACTCATCAAACTCAAAATCATCAAATTCTTGTGTCATTTGGAATACCTCCCATCTATTGTATTAGTTCCTAGATGAGAGGGTGTTTTAGATTATAAAAGTTTTCAAAGAGCGTTACCGTTTAGGTGAAGTTTGTTACTTTATCGTAACATAGTATTTACCTAGTACGGGGGGTAGCAGTATTCAACGGATATAGAACCATTAGAAGTAATGTAATGAGGGTGTAGATTCCTTGAGTCGTAGTATCCACTACACTCTACAGAGCCCTCCAAGTTGTAGCCAAAGCGAGTATCATAACAATATAGTGTATAAATCTGAGAGGAGTAGCCAGTATGAGAAGTAGAGATACTATCACCATAGTTAGTACCCTGAACAGCAAATCCTGGACCACCAGTATCACCAGCTAGAATGTTTCCTCCACTACTATGTCCTCCACTATAGCTACTGCCTCGACTTCCACTTGAATAGCTATACCTTCTGCTGGTAGTATCGTTTATTTTAACAGAGTAAATAAATAAACCAATTAAAGGCAGAAATGCATGCAGGATGCCCATAATAAGCCCAGGTGTCTTTTTCAACTGTATTTACTCCTCTTCGTCGTAGCCACCATACTCATACTCAGGGAAGGAATCTTCTTCAAAGTTATTGATGTCGGCTTCGTAATACAGCTCTTGAATGTCGTCATCAGTAGCATCTACAGGAACCTCAATCTCCTTGAAGATAGAATAAACCTTATAGGCACGAAGAGTAATAGTTTTAGTTTCCATGTTAGTTCACTTGGTCAATCGTGATTTCTTGGTCTTCGGTGTTCCAGTTCGTATCGTAAATGTGTTCTTGGATGTATTCTTCTAGTTCAGCTCCTTCGAGGCCATCAGGGACTTCCATCTCGCACTCAAAGGTTTCAACAGAAGTAGCTTGGATAGTAATAGTAGTCATTTTAGTTCTGGGTGAAGAAGGGGTGACTTTCAAGGAACGCTACGAACTCTTCATCAACAGTATCCTTACCATGGTGCTCGATACAGAATTTGAGCGCAATGATAAAGTCAAGGCTATCAACGATCATCGTATCATCTTCATATCGAACAAAATCATCCAGATCCATAGCACCTTCACCATAAACCATAAGGGTTAGAGTATAGATCAGATAACCAAGATCAGGCTCCTCACTCTCAACAATATAGTCTTCGTGGGTAAGAGTGTCGATACGATCAATAAGTTGCTGGTCAGTCAGTTCAGTGGTGTTCATTTTTGTATTTCTCTACTTGTTAGGGGTTATCGTTCGTTTGTACGGGGTATTATACCACAGGTCGGCTGGTATTGGCAAGGATTTCTGTGATAATCTTTTCCCCCAAAACATATACAGCGACTCCGCGCATAAAACAAAAAAGTAACCTAACGCAAGCCAACAGGGTCAAGCATTAGGTTACTAATATAAAGGTATATCTAATAGTATATATAGTATTGATAGTGAGGGTATAGTAATAAAAAATCAAATAAACTTATATATACATTATATAAAAGCTACAATCTCCAGATTCTTAAGGATTATCTTCGTTTTCTTAGAGCGTTCCCATAATTGAAACTCTGATTCATAGTATGTTTGCTGATTCCGTACCGAACAAAAGAGTTAGAATGAATGATACTATCGAGTTCGTGCTGGAATAGTCTCTTATCATAATCTTTCTTTACATCTTGTTCTGATACAGCTAACTGCTGTTTTAGGAAGTCCAACCCTATACCTAGAGCATCTACCCTATCGTCGTTATTACTATAGATGTTATCCATATCAATGGACATAGCTTGTTGCCACATATTATACTGGGGATTTTCTACTTCCTTATTGAACCACTTTCTATCCGCCACTAGTTTTCCTGCTGTTAGGAATGGTTCTATTACTTCTATTAGTCTTCTACTTTTCTTTCCCTTTGTGATTATATCCAGGACTCCTATATCATCAGCGTGGTGTTCTTTTATGTACTTGATCATTAACTCGGTGAACATTCCGCCACCATAGTTTCTTTCGATTACTATAGTGCTAACCTTATTCTTTTTGGCTACATTGATCATTTCTACCATCGTCTCTTCACCGTAGCCGTCCCTGCTATAGTAGCTGTCCATTATAAATACTCGGCCACCAAGTGTCTTTAGTACGACTGCTACAGCCTCGTCCAAACCTCGCCCTGCTGGATCTACCGCCATAATCGCATTATCGTAGAACTCACTAAATTGATCTGCTGGTCTATAGACTCTGTGTAGATATTGTCCTGTCTGCATCTCTCCAGCATCTTCATAAATAAGATTAGCTCTCTCAGAATCACAGTCTGTTACATATAGATACTTTGTTTGTAGAGGGAATCTCTCCGCATCCGTAAGATCGGTTGACAGCATGTATTGTAGCTGAAATAAACTATTACCATAAGCCTCTCTTCGTGATTCTATATCCTCTGGAGTGAATCGTTGTACCTCTGTGATTGTATGTATTACTCCTGGGTTCTCCTGCCTTATTTTATCCAGATATGGAGCTAGATTTTCATAGCTGAATGATGGAAAGAAGATGGGGTACTTGAGAGTCTTGAATCCATCCAGGTTATTGTAGATACTGAATCTACTTTGGGGTGTACCAATGATATAGATCTTACCTCCTGGAAGAAGGAGAGCATTGGCTTCACGCATAGCCTCACTTAGTTTAGTTCTAGCTGCTTCAGTTGTAGAGTTACTTGTAATCTCTACGTCGTCATAAATGACTCGTGTTGCTCTCGCTCCTGTTACTTGACCACCAATCCCGACTGCTTTTAGAGAAGCAAACTGACTAGGCTTACTACCCACGATATCAAATCCGTACACACTAGTCCTATGCTTGCGGTTTTGGACGCTTGTATCAATGAGGTGTCTAAGTACAGGAGTTTTTTTGATAACATCTTTAGCGAACCTGACAAAATCCTTAGCCCTAGGCGCACTAGCAGAGACGACGACCACCTTTTCATCAGGATCGTTGTAGAGTACCCATATAGCATATAAAGCAAGTAGATACGATTTACCAAAGCCCCTAAAGCAAGATAGGAATAAACGAGGATGTTGCTCATATTGTAGAACCCTACAGAAGTCTTTTTGTAACTCTGTGAGAGGACCAAGTTGTAGGGTGGTTCTAAAGATTACATCAGCGAAGAAAACAAAGTCTTCGCGCATCTTTTGTTTTAGTTCTTCTACTTCCATTACCTAGTGTGTCGTTTTTGCCCTTCACTAATGCTATATTCAAAGTTGATCAGATTGAATGGAACAAAAGTATCGTTAGTAATATAAACTCTACAATCTCTGTTTCTAGACTGTACAAAACAAGAAGCAAAGTCTGTTGGGTTTATAGCACTATCCAGGTTTTTAGTGTTCAGCGTGTTAGATGTATAGGTTTTTACATAACTCTTCCCATTATCTACAATCGCTGACATATCAAAAGTTTGATAATTGTTTTGATCAAAACTTACCAAGAACTCGTCAATAACTACTTGATCATTTACAACTGGTCCTTGTCCTTGACGGCTTTGTGGATAGAATCTTGAGAAACCAATCCTTGAAGTAAATGCTCTACCAAATACCATATTTCTGGATGTAGTATCTCCTTCTACTACAAAGGTAGTTGATGTTATATCATTGAAGTTTACTGTTTGTTTTGTATCTTCGTCTACTGCTACCCAGCCACTAGTCTCTGTTTCAAATGGAATGGTATAAGTAGTTTCATCATTTATGCTGTCATAACTTCCTGTACCTAAAGTACCCGAAGTTAGTTTTACATCTAGATAAGCATCATCAAAGTTAGGATCTTTTTCTAGAGTCAATAACATTCTGTGCTTGCCTTCATACAGACCAACAATTTGAATAATGTCATCAACATATTTCATGCTTTCTATTTCAATGTCATTTAGTGTATAGCGATGCCAAGCACTTATGAGTCCCCTAGCCTGATCTACCTTGATCGTGTATGTTATAATTTCTCCTAAATCATTATCCGTTACAATAGCTACCGTGTCTTGCCCGTTTGTAGTAACTACTTGAATATTACCTTTTAGAATGTTTGGAGCTTTCTCTGTTACATCTCTACCTAGATAGTTTAGCTTGAAATCTCTTTCTATAATTTCATGTAAAAAGTTTCTTCTTCTTCTTTTCTCAAAGAAGTACAAGCGATCTCCTAGAACAAAAGGTCTGACTTGTGTATTAGATCTATAGGCTGTAGCTAGAGTAAAGTTTACAGATTCAGGAGTAAGACTTGGCTCTCCAATAAGAGCGAACTGTCCTTCTTTAGAGAATACTAGCAAAGTGTTTTTATAGCTTACAGCATTGTAAAGCTCTCTTGTAATATTATCACCAGTCTGAACCTCAATTGGTGCTGTATCTAGAATATCCTGAACAGTAATACGGAAGAAATTAAATAGCTCACCAAACTCTGATAGGGTTACTGCGTCTCTAGAGATAAAGGCTAATCTATTTCTATGTAGAACCATATCATTGATTGGGTTATCAATAAAGCTGGGGACTGGATTTGTAACATCATCTCCTGCTTCTCTTTCCCCATATTTGAACTTCTTGTAAGTCTTTGCTACTACATTCACAGCAGGATAATAAGGACCAGCACCTGTTCCTGTTTCTGTGGTATATGTGATATGGTCAGATACAGCAGTTTCAGAGATGCGAATCTTGGTGTTCCCGTCAATCTCTTTTACATAGTATTCCCGATCTGGTAAAATAGACGAAGGGAAAGTAGCAGAAACCTGGGCAGCTTCTATATCAAGATTCGTTCCAGATACATAAGAAAGCTGGACACGATCTCCTACTACAAAATCATGAGTAGAAGTACCACTAAAAGTAAGCCACCCATTAGGACCATCAGAGAAGAAACTTGTAGTATTATCAGGAGTATCGTTATTGTCTACAGAGAACGCATCTCCATCCATCTTGTTTACCAGGAATGAACCATCAGGTCTTTGAACAATAACATGAGGCATTGTGGCTGTATCAAACTTGTACTTGAGACTAAACCCAGCACACTCTCTCCAGGCTCCTAGATCATTTAGAGTAACATCAACACCTGAGTTATCATATCCAGGATCAATACTACCTGTTGTTCCTGTTACTTGAGAGTCATAACTGTATTGAGATTCTTGTGAAAATGCTTCTTTCACAAACCTTACATAAAAATCATCACTCAAATCTGATTTATTACCAAGAATTCTGATAATAGGAGTCTCATCAGGCATATCCAAAGGAAGATCAAAAAGGTTATTTGCTGTCTTCCACATGAGAATAAGACCATCATCACCAAGTCCATCAGCAACATTGAAGTTCTCAAAAGGTGCTCCATCAGTAGTAAAGATTCTTACTGTACTTCCTGTACTTTTAGTTGCTGATACTTCTATACCAGACCAGTTAGCATAAGCCTCTGTAAGACTACCAGCAGGACCTGAGTTTACTGTTGATGTATTGTTGATGGTTGCCATTATATAAATGGCTAGAGCTTCTGTATTGATTCCTAGTAAGTGATAAAAGCCATCTGCGTTTCTTTTATTCTGTTCTCCAGCAGCATCTGGCCCCGTTTGAATCTGTCCATAATAGGCTTCACCACTAAGATTGAACCACCACTTGAAAGGGATATAACCGTATTGAGCTTGTTTTACAAATAGATATGCTACAGATCCATCAGCAGGATCTGTAAGCTCTGGAGACATTCTTGTAACAACATCTCTTCTGTTTACTACAACACCATCACCGATTGTTACAGTATTGAATACATCCCTTGGGTTTTCTATACCCCCTCCAGTACCTGAAAAATAGGTAGAAGCATCTAATGAACCATACTTGATAGAACGCTGAACACCACTATTATCATAAATCTTGACAGCAGATCCATCCATCACCATGAAGTAATGTTCATCTTCTGACTTGATAAAAGTGTGGACATAAGCATTGTTTGCGCTTACATCCATTTCAAGAGCAGATACATAAACTGAACCATTTCTTTTGTACATGCCATCTTCTAGACTGACATCACAATTTAGAACATCTTGAAATTCATTTAGTGCTCTTAGTCTTTCAGACTTTTGACTAATTCCACCATAAAGGTTTGGTACTGTTACAGGTTGTATTGCCATGATTATCGTCTGCTATTTCTTCCACCCATTCTTGGGCTCTTCCAAGTTCTATAAGTGTCGTACTGCCTAAGAACATTATAATCACCCTGATCAAACTCCCATCTCTGCCACATATCATATGCTAATCTTTCCTCAAAAGCTAAAGCGTTTAGGTGCTGAGAAGGTCCAAATAGCTTTAAATATAACCTACGAGCACCAGACATTATAGCATATCTTTTTATAATCTCTGGGAGATCTGTAAACTCTAGATAATACTGAACTTCAAACTCCTTAGCTCCATTCCAGACAAAGGTTTTATCAGATAGATTATATAGTCTATCTCCTTTTATAATGACCTGAGTACTAGGATCATCAACTAGCTCTACATTATAAATATCTTCTGTGACATAAATAAAGCCTTCGCTATCAGGAGTTAATGTAACCTTTTCATAGATATTATGAAAACACTCTTGAACTGCTATATGTTTTAGTACCTCATCTAAGGTTTGTTCAGCAGAAATAGCGTCTTGACGAAGGGGATCATCAAGGCTTGCTATGGTATTCACGCCTATTAGACTCAGCATTTCATTGATAGCATCTATTCTTGTAGTTCTTGACATAGTTAGTCCTCTACTGTATTAGTTCCTAGTAAAGCAAAAGGGCCAACCTAGAAAAACTAAGTTGACCCTCAGCGAAGTTACACGAAAGGCGTATTGCCTCAACGCAGGTTCTATCAGGCGCTAGTTAGCTTTACAGCAGCATCAGTACGCAGGGGTGCGATACCGCAAGCCATCTTAGCAACGAAAAGGTTTCCTTGGTTTTGAATCATGTACTCAGACTCAACCTGAAGGTCTTTTAGCTTTACCATACCAGCGGCGCTCTTGTGAGCAACAACACCATGAACATTGGTGAGGTTTACTTTGAGTATGGTATTACGAACACCAGATTCGGTAGTGTTCATGTTGATTCCGAATCCACCATTGTTGGTGACGATGACTGGAATACCAGCAACCATCAGGACTCGACCCTCAGCGAAGTCTCCGTTACCCATGCTGTAGTCGCGGCTGAGAAGAGCAGCGTAGCTATCACCACCAATACCACCAGCAGCACGAAGGAGCAGGTAGTACATGGATGGGGGAAGAACGCAGAAACGCTCATCAGATGGGACATCGTACTCATCTAGAAGCTGGGCAGCAGTAATAATACCAGAAGCACAGGAATCAGCCTGAGTAGCGATGTTACCATCAGTAACTTTCTGACCACCACGAAGAGCACCAGTACGAGTAGTATCATCAGCAGCGGCTACAAGAGCACGAACAGCCATGTTATCTACACGACGGGCAATAGCCTTACCAAGCTCAGAAGTATAGGTGCTACGAAGATCGTAGTGAGCACGAACCTCTTCAAGATCATCAATGAAAACAGAAGCAATCATGAGATCGTCAATGAGGATCTGCTTCTGCTCTGCACCAAGATTTGAGAGGTAGTCGTAGGTAGCAGTTTGGTAAGGAATTGGAAGACCAGCACTAGCGTTGAGTCCAGCACTAACATCAACATACTGCTCTGCGGTGTTGGTGCTATCTAGAATGTCCTCTCCTGGCTTGTGGTGACGAGCGAAGGCTCTACCGTGAATAGGGAAGCTAGATGACCTACCATGTGGGATGGTTCTAGTCATGATTCGAGGGGCAACCTCGATTTGCTTTTCAAAAGCGGCTAGGACTTCACCACCAAACAGACGAAGCCAAAGGCCAACATCGGTAGAAGTGCCGTCCCAAACATTACCGTCATTACGGCCTGCAAGGGGGTATTGAATATCAGTCATTTTATTATCTCCTTTATTATGACTTTTGGTTATGCCTCAAAGGGCACTTAGAAAAAAACGATTTGATTTTACCCAAACCACTTCTTTCTGCTACCATAACAAAGGTGTCCCTCGCAAGGGGCTTCATCGCTAACAGATAAAGCGTGGGTTACTCAATATCTAGTTCCTATCTAGGAATGTTTTTTAGCAACTTTTTTACAAAGTTCTAATACATCATCAAAAATACCGTTATTCCAGGCTACTCTTTTACAATGTTCTATGTACTCTTCTTCATTTCTTTTATGCTTAGAAAAATTACATTCAGCACAACAAGAAACCATATTACCTTCAATGTAGCCTAAAGAATTATCTCTTCTATCTATACCAGAATAATACTTGTCTTCTATTTTGCAATAATTAGTATAATTACCACAATAATAACAAGGCTGTTGAGTTAGAATATCAAAGTCTTCTTTAGAGATTTCAAAAGTATACCCTCTCTCTCTAGCCCCACATCTATACTGATTGTATCTACCGTTTAGAGTTTCTAGTGATTGTTTGACTCTACAAGGAGTACACTGATTACGAAACTTGTTTGAATCTTTTCTCCAATAGAAGTGTTCTTCTGTTGCTGGCTTCTCTTCGCCACACATTGTACAAACTTTAGTCTCCATTAGAATTTAGTTTTAGCTAAACGGCTCATAACTTTCTGTCTGTAAGCTGGATCCTTCTTATAGTTAGGATCATTCATAGCTTGGATCATCTCTGCTTTTGATTGAAAACCACCAGTATCGTTAGAACCACCTTGCTGGGGAGCAATAAACTTGCTTGTGTTACTTCCCATTCTTGCTTCGATTGATTTGTAAGCTGTAATCACTTGCTCAATATCACCAGAGTCAATGAGCTTGTTATAAGATTCTACCTCTTTATCACTAAGATTTTCAACAGCCCAATTTACAATCTGTTGGATGCGCTCCTCTCCACCAAGCTCTTGATTAAATTTCATTTCAAAAAGCTGTGCTTGAGCACTAATAGCTTGCATATAAGTTTCAATGTAAGACTGTGGAATTCCAGCCTTTACAAAATCATTCATAGTAGCTTCTGAGATAGTTCCCGTCTTTTCAAACTCTTGATTACCTCTTGTAAAGAGTTCATCGCTAAGATTTGAAATAGCTTCTTCTACTTCTTTTTCAGTAGGTTCTTTAGTTTGGGAAGGCTCAGATTGACCTAGCTTGGATTCTAATTCTTTGTATGCCCTTTCAAGATCTTCAGTAGTTTTATACTTACCAGCGAATAAAGACTCCTCTTCTTGGGGCTTTTCTTCAATGCTAATTTTATTATTATCTCGGAACTGCTCTTCTTCAGTTCTAACTCTACCTTCTTCTATGGCTTTCTCAGCCGAATCCTCTTGTTTCATATTCTCGTTTGGAGTCATGTAGACTCTTTGAAAATTACCATTTGCTGTATCTTTTACAAACTCTTCGCTCATATTTTATATTCTCCTATATTATTGAGGCATTTGCCCTGCGGCTTGTCTTACTAGATTTTCTTGTACAGATTGCTGAACTCCAGCACCGACTCCAGAACCAACTCCTTGAACAGCACCCGACATCATTCCACCGACAGCTTGGTTCATGAAGTTTTGAGCACCTTCTTGTGGGCTCATTTGTGCTTCTGGATCTCTTAGATAAGTATCAACATCAAGTCCGATGCTCTTGGCTACTTCTCTTAGAATTTCGTACATATCAACCATTTGTAATACTTCTGGACCGAACGCTGTGGCGATTGTAAGGAACTCTTCAATCCTAGATACCGAAGTCTTACGATCAAGCAAGTCAAGCCCTGTAATTATATTTACCATCACTCCGTCAGGAAGTTTAGGAATTTTTCTATTTTGTTCTAAATTTTGTATCATTAAGTTTAGAAAGGGAAGTTGAAGTGTTTGTGATAGTTGACTGTACACTCCACCAAGACTTGCTTCAATCTCTGCTACTCTAGCCCTAGCTTCTGTAGCAGTGATTTGTCTTTCAGGAAAGGTTTCAGCCGTAAGTAAAAATGATTTACTCAAGCGATCCTTTAGTTCTTGAATGTGCTGGAATACAATTCCTAAATCTGCTTGTTTCTGAGATTGAAGAACAGTTACATCAGTCGCTCTTCCAGAAATAACATCTCCTGTGGCTGCTTCTGCTAAATCTCTACCTCTAAGAGAACCAGCAGGATCTACTAAATAAACATGCTTGGCAGCCATAGCGGCTGATTGAGCAACAGCCTCACTTAGCCTTTCAAGAGTATAGAGATCACCTTGTAGCTCCTCGACAATAGAACGACCATAATCTTCTTCATCAAGAATGTTAGAGGTGACAACAAAAATAGGAGGTTTATTTAGTGTCTCCTTGACTACCTTCTCATCTTCAATCTCTTGACATACTTCTACAGAGCCATCTTCGTTGTAGTATTGAATAGTGTATAAATCGTAGTATTCTTTTTTCTCATCTTGAATAACTTGAGGAGCAATCTTTCTTACATAATCCCTAGTTACCTGATCTTTATACACTACATATTTTGGCTTTTTGTCTGGGTGACGCTTGACAACAAATTGATTGAGCCTTAGAACCCTAAAGGAGTCATCAAGAAAAGATACAACTACGGTTCCAGTTACTATCAAAAGGCGTAAAGCATTGTACAGGCTTGAGCGCAAAGCTCTCTTATCTATCTCTTTTATAATAGTTTTTTCAATCTTTTGAAGAGCTTCATCTACAGCAAAAGAAAGTTCAGCCTCCATCTCATCTTCAGAAATATCACTACTAAGTCTGAAGTATGGTTGATTAGTAGGAAAAAGAATATTCAATAATTGACTAGCTAAATGATTTACTCCCCTAGCACCTAAAGATTGATATGGAGAATCAAATTCTTCATTCTTGTAATGATCGTGCTCTGGAAATAGGTACTCAATAGTTACTCTAGCATTGTCTCTAGCGATTTCTTCAAACTGATTTCTCTCAGAAACGCCTTTTTCATAGAGCACTTTAGCGGGATGATCTTTATATTCTTTCATAACTAGTCAATAGAAGTTTCACTTTCTTGTTTTTCTGCTGATTTGATTCTATACTGAGGTATGCCTGATCTTCTAAAAATATACTTTCTAGCAACAGGATCAAACATTCCTTGTTTTTTCTGTACATCTCTCGGCTCCGCAACCTCTGGTGGAATCACGATTGGAGGAGGGGGAGGAGGAGGAGGTACATTTACATCGCCACCACCACACATTAGTTAAGCCCTCCAGAAGTTATATCTTTATCAGGATCGTAGTAAATAGGAGTTTTTCCTTTTGCTAGTTTTTTAAATTCTTGGTATGGTGTTTCATAGAACCCACCCTTAGATATATTAATAACTGCTTCTCTCATCTGAGGTCCATACTGTGTGGTTAGCCCTTCTCTATGTCTTCTTAACTCTTTTGGGTCCAGCAATCTAAGGATCTTTTTATTAAGATTTACTCTACGAACCATCTCTGCTTCGGCTTGCCTCTGTCTATGAGCCATGCCTACTTCTTGTGCTTTTTTTTCTGCTGCTCGCGCTGCTGATCTACTTCCACACATGATTAGTTATCCTTTAAGGCTTCTAGTTGAGCTTGTATGTTCTTTAGCTTATTTTGATGCTTTTTTAGCGCATTTTCAAATTTAATAAATCCAATCGCTGATGAATTATTAGCCATTTTTTGAGAAATCTCTGACATTTTGTAGCGAGCATACTCCGCTTGTTTCTCAAGCTGTTCCGCAGTCGGAGGTTTTTGGTTGCCACCGCCGCCAATAAGGCCAAGGGTGTGGCTAGTGTTTAGTCCCAGAGCATTGAAGTTGCTACCACCACCCCCGCCTTGTATACTCATAGCTTCTAAAAGATTCATTGGTGGAGTAGAAGTGCCTCTTATATTACCGTCTTCATCCTTATAGGTAGTTGGAATAAAAAATCTTGGCTTTAGCCCTCTATTTACTCTTGAAACCATATCCATGTCTCGTTGAGCATTTACTGATCCTTGTTGATTAGTTGGTACTGTACTACACATAATATAAACCTCTCTACCCCTATAGTTCCATCAAAGTTTGCGTTTTATAACTTCTAAATAATCCATATACTCTAGTTCTTCTTGAGTAAGCTGCTCTTTCTTTTGCTTATATTTCATAATTCTAAGACTTTCTGCTATTTCTGATCTGGTAATTTTTAGTTTGTGATTGTGATAAGCCAGTCTAATCACATATAACTTTTGTTTAAAGGAATCAACACATTTTGGTGCTGGTGTAAAATGACTAGCTCTGTTGTAGATTTCTAATAAAAGCTTGTTGAAAGCATCATCATCTTCATTTGTAGTTGGATTTAGATAATCTCTTAGTGCCTTATCTAACTTGAACCAATAATCTTGATCTAAAATCTTTTCTTCTAGATTTTGAAAAAGACTATATAATACTTTTGTGTTCTTCATATATTATGTAGGTTGGTAGGAACTTTATTAGTGGAAAATAAATTAAGTTTTTTTTGTTAGTTTAGTTTGTAGCTATACTATCTATTATATGGAGAGAGTGTTCCTCGCTCTCACACACA